ACCGAACCTTAGGTACCCAGGCCCAAGGCGTTTCATCGCGTCTATGGTTAGAAGCGCGATAGGCGTAACGCTTATCTAGTCGAATCCCACGTGGGATACGGCCGTGAGCTTCAACCTGAGTATCTGTCACCGACATATAGTAATATGCCTGATCCAAATGATACAGGTCTGACTCTGTGTCTCGTATTGTTTTAAGCTTCGGATGGTACGTTAGGACGCAAGTCCTGCGCTCACCGAAAACAACTCGGCTTTCACCCCGAGTAACTCCACGATTAGAAATAATCCCAAGATATGGGATATCTCCGCCGTAATCCTCGAACAACAGTTGCGGCTTTGCAAGCCGAGACTGCTTCCCCGCATTCAATCTCCTCAACTTGCCATTCCTCGTTTTTGGGGTGTGCTGTGCAACAAGCATTTTACTCGTCTTCAGCTTTCTCACTCCAAACCGATAAAGGGTTGGAAAGTTGTGGGTGAATGCGAAGTTCGTCAAGGACCTCCAGCCTTCATAGGCTGCGTAGTCTAGTAGCCCTCCGTTATTTGTAACGGGAGGCCTAAAGCGAACTGGGGTTATATCTTGACCCCACAAGGCAAAAGTGCCACAAGCCTCACGGACGGCGCTTGCCGCGAAGAAGGATTTATCCTCATTCGTAGTGAGTCCAGCCATCTTTAAAAGCTGTAAGACGTCTGATGTGGCGATAGCGGGGATAATTATGTCATCCCCGAAGACCTGAATGTTCTTAAAGTAATGTGTGACGTTAAAGCCTGTTCGACCATATCCGTTGGGACGTAAATATTCCCACAGACATATGATCAGATCTTCCGGAACGTACCCATAATCTTTTCGATACAGAGAAACACATGTACCGAGGACCGCAATAGCGGTAAAGACTAAAGTTTGAACCGGGAAGGTCAGAGCAGAGCCCATACCATCATACATTCCGAGTTCCTGTACGGAACCATCGACTTCAGCTCCCCAAACTCTACCCGACATAATCAAATGAAGGAAATGTCCACTAAATAATGCGGACACCAGATCTAGAGAAAGCGTATCGGACGCCCCCTTTAAATCAATAGTTATTGGTTTGACGTCGTCGAGCCCTGGTGTAGATCCTTCAACAGCCAAAATTTGAGATTTGGTCTGCGAGTCAAAAGATACGAACCGACTTGCATTCACAACCTGATCATTGTCAACCATCTTGTAGATGGCGCGCTTCACAGCCTGCTGTGCTATCATATTCTCCGGAGGTGCCATAGTAATGACACGCACCGATTTTGCATCTTTTTCCACGATCTTCACTACAGCATCACGAGGACGCGGCAGCAAAATAGAAGGAGTTAGGGTCGATTGATGATCTATTATCTGATAAGTCTGAAAAGTCGGCGTTGAATTTGCCTCCTTTTCATGTATCAGTTTCCAGCCTCCACTGGTTGATCCCGGACCATGCTTGCCAGCAACGATGCTGTTAAGTAGGTTTTCATCGAATAGCCATGTTATGGCAGCTCGAAGCGGATTCAATATATATAACGGAGGATATTCTCTGTTGAGCACTTCTACCTGCTTAGCGACCCAAGCTGTTTCAGCTGGGCCGACTAGATCAGGTCGCGTGAGTGGGATCTTGGCAAGAAAAACATGCCAATTATAGATCCATCTAACGTGTTTAAAGAAATCGGGGTGCTCAACTGTCATGTCTTGCAACTTGAAGATCGCCAAATGTAATGGTGACTTTGCTAGCTCTGCGGCGGGCTCGAAAGTGAGCTCGGTTCCTCGTATACCTCCCTTGTGGAAGGATGTAAGGAATGCATGACCCAACTTTGACCAATTGACAATCGACGGAATAAAACCGTAGAGGTGGATATCGGAAAGAACATTCGATAACCAACTTCTTACGAATTTACGCCTGTCGCGCGTCTTCAAAGTTTCAAAAAGCGGACAATCATAGAGGACTGAGGCCAATGCACTTAATGCTTCTCGTGCGTAATCGGCTTCAGATGACAACGGCAGAACAATGGGTGCTTTCAAGGCCCATTGTGCAACGAATGCCAGCGGATCCATGACGTCTTTGCCCATAAGCTTTAAACATTAGTCTAGTGGTGACAAGCCAGCAATGGCAGCCATCATAGGCTCATATGTAGGAGCTCCGGCAGCATTCTGTTTGAACAGGAATGCCAACGCTTCGTAGACCAATTCATAGGTCGTCGAAAGCGTTAAGAAGTCGATAGTTTCAGGATCGCTTGGCACGGTAGTACCAACGCCGCTCCATAAAACCTCAGGATAGCTCGAGCCATTTGTCAGAGTAATGGTGGCGTAATGCCATACATTAATCTTGACCTCATAGGCTTCCGCGGGAAAGGTGTCAGACGACATGTAAGTCGTGTTGAGCGCCGACCGTTGAAAACGCTTCTGAGTGACCTGTATACCAACAAGCGATTTCTGGCTAGAAGTACTGCCAGTTAAATCGCTACGAAGGTAGAAAGTCCAATTGGGATGAGCGTCTTTGCCGCCCGGGAAATTCTGAAACAAGCCACGACCGTGTTTGCTAACCCAATTCTGGGCTGCACTCCAATCGATAAGCTTGTACTCGTTAGCAGGTACCGTTAAGGCATTAGCCTGTATTACGGTTGCTCCGAGTCCGGACGGTAATGCTGGGTATGAAATGGCAGTAGCCATCTTATTACCTTTCTGGGTAAAACCCTAGATAAGTTTCTTTCAACTGGGTAATGTTTTCGAACATTGGCTATGTTGATTCGAACCCCGCGATAACTTGCGAAATCGCAAGAGGGATCGCAATCTGAGGAAAACCCGGTGCCTCTAGCCAAGAGTCACCGACTGGGTCTATGAAGATTTCAGTCAGATTCGTGCGGAGAAATGCATCAATGCATCTTCCGTCTGAGATCATGAGCTGTATCCGTACCGTATGACCAATACGTGACGGGAACGGCATTGCGGAGAAGTAACTCTGCGCATGGTCGATAGTCTTACCGACTGGAATTTTCCAGTCGACGACGAACGACATCCTGGCGGTCTGATAAAGGCCGTGCGGAGATGGTAATATACCAGCTCGCGTAAGCCAATTCGAATTAACCAGGTATGTTGCGAGGTCGCGAAAAGATGGTTTCATAGTGACTTCCGAACGGAAGTCTATACGATACCACGTAATTGCGATCGCGGGTACTTGAACGCCTATATGCCATAGGTAATCGGCAATATATGCTTTCAATGTAGGACGGAGGTCTAATATATTAGACCCTTCAAACGACATGGCACCCTCTCCCTTCACAGGGATAACGGCTTCATCTGCTAAATTGCCGATGGCGTCGACTGTGGGTCTTAGTGCAAAGTTATACATTAAGATCCCCCCCGTTATAAGCTTGAGGCAGTATAAGGCCTGGCTAGCTAAACCGCTTTTTGTAAGTATGCGGTGCATGTTGCCACCTTCTGCCCAAACAGTTTTGAAAAGTCCTAGCGTCTCAGATACTTCGGTAAAGTTTTCGAAGTTCTTCGAAAGCTGTGGGAGAACTTTTCCCAGTGCGTGCGATTGCGTGTGGTATAGACCACCGGTCGCACCCATGATCCTCTGAGGCATAGCGTGTTCCAGGTTGATTGAATCTGGTTTACCAGCCGCTGCAGGGTCTTCCGTAGAAAGATACTTTGGAAAACCATAGGCGTGGTCGTACCACCCATGGTTTATCTTTAAGTTGTTCTTTCCTATTCCGACATTGCCGAGTCCAATTAAAGTTACTTTGAACGCGTCATTATCGGATGGATCTGTGATTCGCTGGATCTTTACAGTGAGAGATGAGATCTT